CTTTCAAGTATCAGATATTAGTGCATAAAAAAAGGGGAGCTAAAAAGCTCCCCTTTCTCATTCTTAGTCTTCAGCTAGCTTCTTGAAGAAGTCTAGCCCGTCCTCATCGTCATCGTCATCAGCAGCGACCGCTACCCTTGCTGGGGCAGCTTCCTTTGCCTTAAACTTTGGCGCTTCTTCCTTCCAGATCTCATCATCTTCTGCACGAGCATTTGACCTAGCAGCAGAACCATCCAGACCAAGAACCTTATGCAGACGAGTCTTCAACTCATCATAGGTCTTGAACTCGGAAGGCTGTAGGAAACCCTGTAGAGAATATTCCTTGCTGTACACAGACTCCAGAACCGAATCATCATCAGACAGAGCAGAGGGCTTCTCGAACTCAGACTTATCATAATTGCGGTAACCTTCGAACTTACGAATACGAAGGCGGAAGTTGGAGCCTTCCCAAAGATCGAAAGGATTGACAGGCTTCTCGTCGTCGAACTGTGGGTTCATCAGATCGTTCAGCTTATCAAAGATCTTCTTACCATACTTGTAAAGGAAAACCTTACCGTCATTGGCAGGGTTAGCTGGATCCTTCACCACATAGATGTTGGATACAAAAGACAGACGACGCTTCTGGTCGCGAGCCTGCTTACGAGTAGGTGAGTTATCGTCAGTGCTTACATTCCAGAGAGTGCTGTTAAACTCAGCAACTGGATCTTGCTTGCCGATAGTAGTAAGAGACTTTTCGATGTACCAGCCACCTGTTCCCTGGAAACCATGATCCCAGATACGGACGAATGGCACGTCCTCTCCGTTTGGTGCTGGAAGGAAACGGATGATAGCTGAACCATTGCCAGCCTTATCAACTTCTGGAGTCCAGAAACGATCATCCTTGGAATTTGACTGAGTAGTCGTTGAAGCCTTGTTTAGCTCTTTTGTAAGTGCTTCGAGAGCAGAGCCACGGTTCTTCTTTAGTGATGCAAAATCTACCATTTGTATTTCTCCGTATATATGTATTTCGATGTATTTCGTTTTATCCACAAGCAACCATAGTATAAGTATAACTTATTTATACAAGGTTGTCAAGTCTTTTCTTTGATATTTAGATAAAAAGTTCCGCCATCCCATGGCATAAACTCTAGTCCCTTAATTTCGCAGGTCTTAGTGTCTTGGAACATTGGGATAACAGTGTTCTTAATCCAAGCATCATTGTCCATACCAAAGATCAGATTAGAGTAGCAAATAATCCATTCCTTGGAATCCTTTAGTTTATCCATAACAGTTGCTCTTAGATCAAAGGGCATTTCTGTTAGTGACCAAGTCGCAATAACAAGATCACCAGACACCAAAGAATCAGTATCATTAATAAATTTAACATTCTCATGCCCTGCAGTTGTTAGATGATATTCCTGCAGCTTTGAGATCTCAGGAAAGTCATAGATGTAATAATCGCCAGTGAACCCAAGACGGCAAACTGTATCACAAAGATCCCCGACACCACCGCCAAGTTCAACGATTGTCTTCATTGAACGAATCTTCTCGTAATCATAACCATTGAACAGAAGATGCCCAAGAGCCTGAATACGATTCATTGTAGTTGAAAAATCGCTGAACACATTGAAAACTTCAGCATGATCTTTAGGGGTCATACCAATGAATGTTTCAGTAAGAGCATCACGATACACTGGATCCTGCATTGCATTTAGACCAAGTCTAACATACTGAGAATGCAAGTCACGACTCATCATCGGAACACTGAATGAAGACATCCAAACTTTGAATCGTTCTAGTGGGAGGGTTTCAATATCATGCGCAAACACTTCTCGCATTGTTGTCCAGTAGGTACCATCATTCTTTACCTTTGCCTGGATTAACTTCTTCATCCATTCTGACTTATCGTCCATATCAGGAAAAAGAGGAGCAGGAGAAGTCATACGCTTATCAACAATGGTTGATGGGATTGCAGTATAGGTAAACATTTCAGTCATCAATCAACCTCAAATCTTTCTTTCAGAATCACTTTCATTTTATTTTTATCAAACGAGATGAAGGGTTTGTACTTATTCAACTTCACCCTAATCGTTGGCCAAATTACTTCTTCGCTGATATTCTTATTCCAATGCTTAAACACACCAAGAATATCATCAATGATAACCAGAGTCTCACCAGAAATGATCTTCTTCTTATATAGATTCAGAAGATGAGGATGTTGTCCATCTTCTACAAGAATGTTATTGTTTAGATTATCATCCAGCTTTTCAATTTCATTCTTGAAGAGATATGTCAGAGACTGCTGACGCTTCAACCATTCAGTGTATATATCGTTGGCTTCATCGTCATTAACCAGATCACCAACCCAGAGATTATCTTTTACAAGAATATTTGCTACAATGTAATTAGCAACGTCCTTGTGTTTAGAAAGTTTGTGAAAGAAATATTTGTCTTTACGAACTTCAAAGGAAGTCTGAGAGGCTTTACCTTTGCCACCATACTTGAAGAAGTCGTATGACTCTTTTGTAAAGTGATTCTTCAAAGCAAGATAGGTTGTATATGCTTCAAATGGAGTCACTTTATTCGTCCCAAGCATCCTTCCTACCCTTCAATCCATAATTTGCATAATGTGTAATTTGTGAGATGTGTGGATCAGAAGGATCAGCATTTTTGATCACGTCTAAAATATGATCAAACATTTGCCAACACCATTCGATCTCAACATCTTTATGCTCAATAATATCTTTGGCTTTTTTCATACTGGTAACTTAGCTCCTTTCGGTAGGAAATTGAGAGCCTCAGCTTCCTCTTGAATCTTAGACTTGATCTTCTGAGAATCTTTAATCATGGCTGCTGCTACTTCAATGTCAATCTTGTTCACTTCACAATAATGAACTATTGCGTCCATATAGTCAAGCCTTTTCTTCTCGACAAGCTCTAAAATGTCAGCGATAAACTTTTGCTTGGTAACCATACCAGCCAGAATCACTACATTGTCTCTCATAACTTAATCCTATAGAAAACATGCTTGCCAATGGTGGCAGTTCTAACAAATTTTTTTCTCCAAGAAGGTTTGGTTTTTCTTGAGTGAAAGTAGGTAGCCCCAGCAGTATTGTCTCTGTTGTATCCCATCATTACTGCTGCTGCAACTAAGTTACTCTCAGACCAAGCCTCTTGATCTTTTGGTACATCAGACTTTCTATCACATCTCCAAGAAAACTGACAGGAGTCATGGATAACTTTACAGGGATCGTTATTGTATTTGTCCAACTTTGCCCTATTCATTACCACGTGAGCAACTGCATATTTGCCTTGGTCTTTTTCTCCTCTTGCTTCGAAATACACAGCCTTGGCTACGCATTCTTGCTTGTCTATATTAATTCTGATGTGGTCTATTTTTCTTATATTATTGTATGGAACCTGAATGTATGCGCTGGATGCTGTAGGTGTAACAGGTAACAAACAAAAGAAAAATAGAGTCGCTATGAGTGTTTTCATCAAACCTCTCCTAGTTTTCTCTACGTTCTGTTGTTGGGATTGTACGGAATCACTTCCGTCAAAGTAACATCGTTGCCCAAGATTGCGATTCTAGGTGGACTTACTGACGTGTGTCGCACCACGTACTCGATGTTACCATGACGGAAGTGGTGGAGGGTTTCTGTTTCCAAGTACCCTCCGAACTCAGTTTAGGCTGCTAGAGCGTAAACAATGCCTTCATTATCGTTAGCATTTATAGTTTTTGACCCGATACGGCGGTATCATGCCGAGTGTCTCGCTTTGACTTTACTACACACGTCGATCCTGTTTCGCCCCCAGCAAATATACATCGGATTGTTCGGAGAATTTATTACGCCATATTTGTTCCGACTATGGCAACCGATGTATATTTGGTGGAGGCGACGGGTACTGCCCCCGTGTCCGTAATGCTTATTTTTCGTAGGTCATCAACACCAACTCTATTTATTCTACCCTAAAACTCAATTAAAGTAAAGAACTATTTTAGTCTTTACTACCTTGTCCACCTTTTATAAAGTCCCAACCTTCATCACTTCTCTTATGAATCTCATGGCTATACATCTTACCTCTTGGCGTCATAGCAATATCCATCCTAAACTTTGGATCACCATTTGCGATAATAAAGTGATTTAATCCTGGACTGTGGCGTGGTCCATATTTTGCAAATATTTTAGACCCATAGTCTCCGCTAATATAATGAAAGTCAGGATGCTTTCGTAAAGCCTTCATCTGGCTAGGATTCAGTACTTTATGGAGAGGCTTTATCTCAGATTCAGTTAGATAAGATTTGAACGACTGCATGAGATAATCCTTTTAGTTTTTATTTAGTCTCGTCTGCCATCTTCTTCAGGCGCATCTCTTAGTGCACTATCTTTTCTTGTAAGACGATTGTAATCTGGTGGGAGATTGTTCATAATACGAATCATGCTGTCAATTCTGATTAGATCATTATCCATCATGCGAATACGATCAATCAGTTTAATAGTCATACCTTCGATACTGTCTAACTTGGCGATGATAACTTTCATCATCCACTGAAGTAGAAAATAGAAAAGGTAACCAATACCAATAGCACCTGCTGCTGGTATTCCTATGCTAGAAACGAAACCTGATATATCTGTTAATTCCATGTGATCCTCCTTCGTTAGAAAATAAGAATCACAGGATTACAAAAGTCAGTACACTTATTTATAATCAGAAGAAAGAATCTAAGCTGGCGCTCTCACTCTGTTCTTCCTTTTTGGTAGAATCCCTTAGCCGAAGCTCGGCGATACCAGTCGATTTCCGAATATACAGAGTGCAGTATTGCGGAAACATTTCTGAAATTTTCTTCATCGAGTTGTACATATATTCTTTGGTACGAATCGCCTGAAGTCCACCACCTTCCTTGTAATAATTAGACTTCACCGTATAATGATCGAGCCGAACTACGCAGCCATTACGAATGTACTGCTTGATCGAGTATTCTGAATCTTCACCATGGTTCATAACTCGAACCAGATCATCAGAATGTTCAACGATCTGCCCAAACATTGATGCTACAATAAGACAGAGCTTGGTATAAACTCGATCTTTCATGAAGTATGCATTGGACGCAGCATAGATGCCGAAGGTCTTAGCACCAGCAATCTCGCATTCTTCAAATCCCCGAAAGATAATTTCCTTCTCGAGATCCTCAACACGACCGAGCTTTTGCTCTGAAACCTTTACTTGAACCTCATCTACGTCGTCATCAAACATCATCAGACGTGTACCTTCAGGATAGTACCGCTCGATAAAGTTCCTCTGTGCACCGATTGTGGGAACACCAACAACCAGTTTCTGATAAGTTGTTCCTAGTAGAGAATTGGTGTATGCTTCTAGTTCTTCACCATCTGCCACAAAAATAGTGACCCGATTGGGATCAATGTTATAACTCTCAAGAACCTTCAGTGTCTTCTTCTTAATAGTTTCGGCACGCTTGTAGGATGGGATAGCGATCTCATAATTCATTTTATTTACTCGCAAAAATCATGCTGGTCCAAGCCTTCATGGTTGGTCTAGGAGCGTGAATGTTTTTAAAATGTTTTCCAAGGTAATCGACAACCCAATCAAACTTGGACTGGTCTTTATCTTTTAGCATTTGTTGGTGCCACTCCATCACAAGGTTTTCAACATTCGACCAATCGACATTATCATCG